ACTGTTCAGGTGAGAAAATGAGTTTTTCTAATATCGATACGCAGTTGGAATCTAGACTAAAAACGCTACCAGGTTTTGATTCTAATAACATAGCGTGGCCTAATAAAAACTATAACCCGGTTGTCGGTGTCATGTATCTGCGCGTATTCAATCTGCGAGCTAACAATGGCCTGTTAACATTTGACCGGGAGCAGGCAAATACCGGCGTATTTCAAGTTGACGTTGTAGCGCCGAAAAACGAAACAGAGTACTACGTGCGCGAAACGGCTGAGAGTATTGTTGCGCACTATAAAACGGCGTCGCTCGCCGGTGTCGAGATCCTATCAATAAATCTGTCACCCTCGTTTGCTGATGATGTTTGGCATTCGATCAGCGTATCAATTGAGTACAGGTCTGTATTCTAATGGCTGAAGTCTTCGATATTTCGCTACTTGGTCAGTACATCGAGAAAACAAAGCTCGATGCTGATAAAGTTGTTCGAGCAACACTTATCGACCTATCCGCAAAAATCATAATGAGAACACCAGTTGATACTGGGCGGTTGATCAATAACTGGTATCCATCGTTTGAGCGCGTATCGTTAGAAAAAACAGGCAGGACGGGAAAAGGCACGGCGTCGGTAAATAGAGTTAAAGCGCTGTTGTCGGCTGATACTAGATCTGGATACACGTACTATCTCACGAACAACCTACCGTACGCAGCTAGAATAGAATATGAAGGCTACTCAAAAGTTAAAGCGCCTGCCGGAATGATACGCATCACAGTAGCCGAGCTTGACGACTCGTTACGAAAAGCTGTTGCTTCAATAGATTAATGCTATAATCATCTTACTTTTAACGTTAAAAAGACTATTACGAGGTTAATTATGGCTTACGAAGGTTCAGTTGGGGCTTATATTGAAGTCTCCGCAGCACTTCCGGCTACTGAAGATCAGGCAGGCTACGAAGCTCTGACTTGGACTAAAGTGAACGGTCTGACGAATTTAGGTGAGTTCTCCAAGGTCTGGTCGATGGCTACGGCCGTCTTGCTAGACTCAGGATTGACTATTAAACGCAAATCATCATTTGACAACGGCTCGTTAGCAGCACAGATGCTGCGCGATATTTCAGACGCCGGTCAAGGCATTCTATCAACTGCGGCAGACAGCTCTAACGGCCTGATCTCGATCAAGGTTGTTGAGCCTGATGGTACTGTTAACTATGCGATGATTTTGGTTCTGTCCCACACTGTCAACTTGCAATCTGCGGCTGACATGAAGACAGCTAATAGTCAAATCGAAATCACATCAGATATTGTTGTTGTGTGAGCACCTTTAGCGCCTTCGGGCGCTTTTTTACGAGGATTTTATGGCAGATTTAAATGATTTGAATTTAAAGCGGCTTGCAGAAAAGCCGATTGAGTTTGTCTTACTGCATCCAGCAACAGGAGATGAGCTTGATCACGAAGGGGAGAAATTTACATTATCGATTTACACTCGTGACTCATCCATATACAAAGCTGCCGACATTGCCGAAGCTAGACTGCAAGCAGACAAGAAAATAAAGAACACTGTTGATAAAGCTATCGAATCTCAAGATGGCTATATTCGAGTAATGGCAGAATGTATTGAATCAGGCCGCATCTTCGAAAATGGCGAATGGGTAGACATCAGCAAAGCAAACGCTCTTGAATACCTAAACAAGTACGACTGGATTGCAGACCAAGCAAGAGTTGTATTATTTGACCGAAGCAGACTATTAGAAAACGCTAAAAAAAAGCAATAATCTACGCTCAACAGATGGCATGGGGGGATTCATTCCCTCCAATTCCTGATCCTAAGAACCCTCCTAAAAATCAATCAACACGAAAACATTCAGAGTTTTTTGAGCTGCCTGAAAAAGGTGACTTTGGATATATTCTCGACCTGCTTTTCTTTGATATTGGCTGTCCATTAGAGCAATTAAAATGGTCTGAGATAAAATCATGGAATGAGTGCAGACAGCTGCAACTTACGCCGTTTGAGCTACACATGATTTACATGCTGTCTGGAAAATACGTGTCAATGTTTGCCGTATCAAATCTACAACCAATGCCACCACCATACGTCAATGTAGAAGAGTCTCAGGACAGGCTAAATAGGCAAGTCACGGAAATTTTCGGCAAACGCAAAAACCATGTATAATCGAGCCAATAGCTAAAATTTATCAAATCGGGGTTTTTAATAGTGGCTGATGTAGCAAATATCACATTTAAAGCTGATACGTCGCAGGTTAAAACCGCGGCTACTGATTTGGATAAATTGGCGAAAAGTGGCGGCTATGTAGTTAAAGCGCAAGATCAAACGGCTAAAGCTAATGCAGCGCTAGCCAAAAGCATGTCGCCGCTAATCTCTGGCTATCAACAGTTTATAGGCGCTAACGAAAAACTAAGAGCGCAACAGGAAGGTATATCAGAGGGCGCAAAGAAAACAGCTGGATCTTTCAAGCTAATGAAGGGCGCTACACAACAGCTGTCATACCAAATTCAAGACGTAGCTGTTCAAGCGCAGATGGGGACGAGTGCTTTTGTAATACTCGGACAGCAAGGGCCACAGATTGCATCTATTTTCGGCCCTGGCGGTGCTGTTTTTGGTTCAATTATAGGGATTAGCGCCGCTATAGCAGGCACTCTCGTTGGCGCAATGGACGCAGCTGAGAAAGAATCTGACGATCTACAATCAACCATATCCGAGCTTGCTGATAAATTTAACGAACTAACATTAGCGCAGCAAGATCTTGTGTCGCTTGATACGAAGTCGAGGATGTCTGAGCTGAAAACAGAGGTTCGCGACTTAACGTACGAATACGAAAATCTATCCAACAAGATGTCTATTGTTAATTTCAGCGATAAAGAAATGGCTGAAATGGCAAAAACACTAACAATCTTATCAGGAAAAATCAGCCTTAAGTCTGAAGAGCTTGATGAGCTACAGGCGACGCTTGACGGCACTCGCGGTTCTGTTGCTGATATGGTTTCAGCTTTGGAGGATGAGGCTGCGGTATTAGGCAAAACAGCTAGGCAGAAAGCTTTATATGAAGCCGTTCAGAAAAAAGCAACAGCTGAACAGATTAAGCAAATAAACGCGCTATACGATTCTATTGAGGCTTACGAGAGCGAGAAGACAGCAATAAAGAGCAGGTCTGACGCTGCAAAGCAGGCACAGCGCGAAATTGATAATCAGCGGAAAGTTACAGAAAACTTAATACAAACTCTAAAGCGCTCAAACGATACGTTCGGCATGAGTCGCGCTGAGATTATTAGGTACAATGCTGCCGTAGCTGCATCCGAAGCGCCAAGTGAAGCGCTAAGCCTTTCGATACTTGCTGAAGCTGAAGCATTGGCAGAAAAAACCGAAAATCTCGAACAGGCAACAATTGCGCAGAAAGCCATGGACAAAGCGGCAGCTGAGTCGGAGAGAGTTGCTGATAAAATGCAGCGCGAGTATGAGCGCGCATTTGAATCCATGAGCGATAGCATTACAGACATCATCATGGATTTTAAGGATATGGGCTCTGTAGCAACCGGTATCGCCACTCAGATAGCTAGAGCGTTTATTCAGAATCAAGTTGTTAATCCGCTGCTTAGCGCAGCTGGAATGCAAGGTGCTCCGTCAATGAGTTCGCCGCTAGGTAGCTTACCGGTTGGCAATCTTGCTAATACGTTTGCTATGTCTAGCATGGGACAGAGTCTAGGTCTAAGCTCATTGGGTGGCGCACAGCTAGCGTCACAGTACGGATTAACTACCGGCGTTGCTGGTGCATCATCTGGGCTGACCGGCGCTGGATCATTATTCACCAGCGCTATGCCTTGGCTTGCTGGTGGACTAGGTGTGATTGGCGCTCTGGCTGGTATGTTTAAGAAACCGTCTGACAAAACGCAATCGCAGGCGCTGAATTTAGAAACTGGCGGATTAACTTATAGCGGCTTAACAGATCATAAATTCAGCCAGCAGAATCTAGACGCTGCTACTGCAATGAGTTCCGAAATATCTGCGCTAGTGAGTGTCATGCAGAGCGCTACGGGAACAAAGCTGACCGGAGGCGTACAGTCAACAGTTGGCGGTCGTGATGGGTTGCGTGTGCTGTATTCACAGCTCGGAAT